GTTAATAAAAAGATAAAGAAAAAACCAAACCCAAAGAAAATACCGGATCTAGAAAATCCAAAAACAGCTGATGAAATCAAAGACTTTATTGACATTAAGGTTGGCAATATGGATGAGTTGTATGAAGAATATTTCAAAAATAATTCCGGAATTAAATTGAATGAAGAATCTATAAAAAATCAAGACGCCAAAAAAGAATTAAATAAACAATCACAAGCATCAAAAGGTAGTACAACTATAATTAACAATAATCCAGCTGGTGGATCATCCAATGTTGAAAAAGAAGATGATAGAAGTCCAATGGATAAGAAAGCTAAACGATAATGGATAAATTAAATTACCAACAAGCCAGCAACATCAGAAATAGGTCTTTGAAAGACCTTATTGCCGATGAATTGATTCGTGGTAAAGGCATTGGTGGTGCCCTTGGTGGTGCTATTGGGTTGAGAACACAAGCAAGAATCAAAGGCATCAAAGAAAAGTTTGATCCACTTAATATCGTCAAATTCTTAACATTCGGTTCTCGTTTAGGTCCTGCACTTTATGGCAGACTTTTTGGTCGTTCTAGAAAAGATATTGAATACTTCACAGGTCGAGCATCAGCAATAGGTTCAAAAGCAACAAAGATTGGTCCATTGCGTAATGGTGATGAAGATATTGCTGGAATGAAAGCAATATTAAATCAGATATTAACTTTCTTAAATAAGAGTCATGAAAGGGACATGATACTTCGTGAAAAAGAAAACAATCTAAGAGAAAGTAACAAACTTGATGATGATAGACGACATAAAGAATTGTTGAAAGCATTAGGCCAAAACATACCAACAATTATTTCAGAAGAAGTGGAAAAAGAAAATAATTTTGGTAAAATATTTAAAGATATTTTTTCTAAATTAAAAGGTTTGGCTGATGTTGTTTCATCATTAAAAGATGCATTGATAGAAGTTGCAAAAAAACTAGGCATGCCTTTAGCACAAGGATTAATGAAACTTGGTAGATGGGGTTGGTTGGCTGCAACGAATCCAATAACAGGTTTTGTGATAGCTGGCACGACACTAGGTACCGGCGTGTACGGAATATTAAACTCATATTCAGATGAACAGTTAAAACAAGTTGCTGAAAGTGGTGACACTGGTGCTGAAATGGCTGCAGTTATATTAGCTGGTAGAGATAAAACTGATGCGGATAGGGTATTGCAAGACGAAAGAAACGAAAGAATTCAACAATTGTTGAAAGAATATAAAGCATCTTTCCCATTAAGGTCGTATGGAGCTCCAGAACAACACAGAAAATTCTTAGAAGAAAAAGGTTTGAGAAGAGCGGATCTTGACCAATTATTTCCTGATGTGGAAGCCGGTCCAGAGATAGTAAATCCTAGACAAATGAAAGGAAAACTTGAACTTCAAACAACACCTACTCCACCACCGGCAGCACCTCCAGAACCTGTTATGGATCAAACACCAGAAAGTGGAAAGTTGAATGTTGTAACTAAAGAGAATGTTAGTTTGAATTTACCAACTAATACCACAAACAAAGCACTAGACGATGCAACGGTAAATAAAGTAATCAACACACCACAAAGAACAGGTAAGAAGATTCCTATGCCTGCTGTTAGGAACTTGGAGGCCTCATTCCAACGAATGATAATTAACTCCACAAGAGTAGTCTAACCAATAAAAAACCCCGCACTAGGCGGGGTCCAAACTAAGTTCTGAGAAAGGAGCTTTAGTTTATTCTTCGGCTAACTTCGCAAAGTATGCCATATCGTCATCATCTTCACCTGACATATCAGGTTCTGCAACTGGTTTCTTAGGTGCAGCCTTCAATTGTTCGACTGTTGTTTTCGCAGCAGGAACGTCACCATTCAAGCCAAGAACTTTTTCCAAACGGTCTTTCAAAGCATCATATGATTTGAATTCTTTGTCAGCAACCAACTCAGACAAAGAGTTTTCAGACTTCCAAATCTTTTCAAGTTCCGCATCATCATCAGACAATGGTGATGGAGTCATGAATTCAGATTTGTCATAGTTCTGATAACCAGCAACTTTAGTAATCTTCAACTTGAAGTTGGCACCTTTCCACAAATCAAATGGATTGATTGGTGTTTCATCTTCAAACTGAGGGTTCATTGCCTCTGTAATCTTCTCAAAAATCTTGGCACCGAACTTGAACAATTTAACTTGTCCTTCGTTCTCTGGATGCTTAGGATCAGAAACGATGTATACGTTACAGATATAGTTTAGTTTACGTTTTTGTTTACGTACAATTTCTTTGTTTGCTTCAATGCCAGAGTTCCACAATTTGTTGTTGTGTTCGCAAACTGGACATTGTTGGTTCTTAGTTGTCAAACAGTTGTCAATTAGCCAACCGCCTGGTCCCTGAAAACCATGACCAAAGATTTTAACCCAAGGCAAACCATCATCACCATCTACTGGTGCTGCGGGTAAGAATCGGATTGTTGCCATGCCGTTGCCTGCTTTATCGACTTCTGGTCGCCAGAATTTTTCTTTGTCGGAGGCATCGCCTGTTGAAGCGTTAAGAGCTTCGATTGATTTTTTCAACTTGTCCAGATTGCCTGAACCAGTTTTCAATTTAGAGAAATCTACCATAATTTACCTTTCTAGTATAAACGGAATATAAAATTTTAAAACGGATTGTCCACATTGTGCATTATATACTTTTATTTAGGCGTTGTCAAACATAAAGTTGCAACATTGCCAAGGTGGCTGGCACATTGTTATGCCAAATTGCATGACCACCATTTCTACGCCAATCATCAATAACACTTACAGTATCATCAATGATTAGTGATTCGGAATCTGCATACTTGTACTTGAGACTTTTACCAGGTACAAAGATGCGTTCAAAAGTAATGCCATGTGCATCAAGCCATTCTTCTTTCTGTGGTGCAATATCATCATGTCTTTCCTGACTTGCAGTAGAAGATAGAATTTTTGTTGGTATATCAATACCTTTTAAGAAACTAATCAACTGGTCAGCCTGAGGCATCATATCAAGTGTTGCAAATTGCCTAGTCTCAATGAAGTCATTAAAGAGTTTGCCAAACTGTTTTTTCTTTTCTGCTTGTCGAGGTTCTATTTGATACAATTCTTTGTATCGCTTCTCAAAGTCAGCAATCACACCATCCATGTCCAAATAAATGGTCTTAATAAATTGTTTATGCATAATCTTTGATACTTTCTTTCAAAATACTTACAAATTTATTTTTATCGTAATTGATGAATGGTTGATAACTCAGACATTTCTTTTCATATTCTGGCCAGACAATCGTATCAGATATCTTTTTTGACCACATTGGAAAGAAATTCATAATGTCATTGAGTATAACCATCGTTTCAATATTGATATTGCCTTGCATCACTTCTCTCAACAATAATGGATATTGTCCATCTTCAACCATCAACATTTCATTTGGTGATTGTGTTGCGTTAAGTAGTCCCATTATATCTTGTTCAAACTGATATGTCAAGCTCTGGTTTCTTTTTTGCCATCTTTTATAGTTTTCTTCACCTTCTGCATTGGCAATATCACCAATCCAGTTTACAGATTTAACCAGAAAATTGGAAACATAGAAGTCTCGTAATTCATCTAGTTTGTAATTGCGGGATAACCTGTAGAAGGTATACTTATCTTTTCGCTGGGCAAAGTTGTCTCTTGAAACATTGGTTTTACCGCCATACTTAAAATAATCATAACTATCAGAGGTAAAATGTAATTTGACTGCATTGAATAAAGCATAGGCTGAAAAGCCAGACCCTTCCTCAAATGTAAAACTCATAGTGGTAGTTTAGCACTCTTTTTCATCATGTTCAAGTTTTCGGCTTCTTCTCTAATCTTAGCCTTAAGTGCAGGAGATATTAGAGTAGAAGCCACATCAATTTCCATGCCAGTTGTTTCACAATAGTGAACGATTGTGTCCATAATATTTACATCATTACTATATGTAAACTTCTTTTCAATCATTTCACTGAATTCACTAATCTCATTCTTTGTTGGCATTTCAAGTTCTCGTATAAAATAAATGGTTACCTATCTTTGCAACATACTTTAATTTCCACGCCGGATTTACCGATGTGTTGTGATAGTACATTGATTTCGTTCTATAGATTGTATCATGCAGGCGTTTTTCTGTCAAGGCCTTTTTCGCAACAATTAGGCATTCTTCCCATGCATATTTGCTTCTGATAGGACCAACATTTTCACCAACCCAACTGAATTGGTATGTACTGCCTGTTTTTTGATATACCACATCGCAAACATTTGATGGGAATTGTTTACTATTTACACGGTTCATTGTGACCTGTGCCACTGCTAGTTTACCTTCAAAAGATTCACTTGCGGCTTCATAGTAGATATTTTTTGCCATGCATAGTACTTGTTTTCCTATGTCTTGTGAAACGGCATTTTCGTATTTGAATGTTTGTTGTTGTGATGTTAACGGTAAAAAAACTAAAGTTGAAAGTATTATTGATAACAATAACTTACTCATCTGTTCTCCTTGTGTGTGTAAAGAGGCCGAAGCCTCTAACCCTCAGGCAGTTTTTCTGGTGACCTTGACTTCAGGTGCCGTTGAAATATTAGACACGAAACTGTTTAAAGTTGTGGCTTTACTGATAATATCTTGTTCTGAGGGGATTGCTGGCAAAGCCGGATGTTCAGGTGGTACTTCACCTTTGGTCTTTGCTGTATCACATTTGATGTTCCAATCTTGTGTGATTTTGTCACGTTCGGCATTATAAGAATCATATAACATATCTCGAGCCATTTTTAATAGTTCAAGACGTATTTCAAAAGGTGTCATGTTTGACATAGTTTTCTCCTGTGTAATGTGTAAGTGTAGTGGTGGTTTTTTAAATGGGTTCCACCGAACCCATATACTTATTTAGTCGATTAGAAACTACGAGTATATTGTAGACGCCATGCATCTTTTTCTTCATCGCCATATGAACGACTCCAACGAACTGCAAGCTTGTCTTGTTTGGTCAAATCGTAACCAACTGCTGCGTGAACACGGGTTGTTTGATATTCGTTTGCAGTATCAAATGCGTTGCGATAACGACCACCAATATCGCCAGTAAAACCAGCAATCAATGGAAACTTAACACCAGCATCAACTGCATAGTGGCTGAAGTGTGATGAACTTGAAACTTTTTCACCCAAGCGGCCGCCAACATAAAAAGCACCGATAGATTGTTTTACACGAACTTCCAAACCTTGTGAAAGTGAACCACTACCAAATGCAGTTTGGCTGTTTTCCATTTTAAGGCTATAGTCAGTAGAACCAACTTTATTACCTACAACCAACGCTTCTTTAATGTTAGATGCGTCTGTTGCACGATTAGTTTCATCAGAATACTCCAATGATGCATAACCTTGTGCCATTGCTGAAACACTCACGACCAAAGAGGCCAAAAATAAACTCAATTTTTTCAAAATAAACTCCTAGTTGTTAAACAAAATGATGGGTTTCTTTTAGAGTAAACCCATCAAAACTCTTTTAACGATTAGCGATGTACATTGTGATTTCAAAACCAAAACGCATATCGCTTGCTGCAGGTGTAGACCATTTCATATTAGTTCTCCTATAATGTCACAACGAAATGTTGCAACTGGATTATATATTGAAAAGATATGAAATGTCAAGTAGCGAAAATCATTATTCTGTGGTAGTTTAATTCTGTTACGAGGATAAACTACCAAAAACCCTAGCAACCTTTAATTAGGCAGCAATGCGGTAACTTTCGTCATTTGCATTTATTTTGTTTTAGTTTTTACACCTACTCTGGTGAGCTGTCCACTCCGTTACTACTTGCCCTGTCGAAACCATGACATCCCCATCAAAAGCAGTTTAGTAGCCATTCGGGTTCACTTTTTTCCGTTACCCGATTCCACGAACTAAAATCGTATACCCACTCAAGGGTACTTTTAGTGCTTCTGCTTTTGGTGGAGATGGGGGGAGTCGAACCCCCGTCCAGAACACCTTTCTCTTTGCTTCATACAGCAATAGCTCTTATTTAGTCTGTCGAAACCATGGCAGGCCCATCAAAAACACACATTACTAATCAATACTCGCATCTAGACCTTACGCCCGCAAGCGGTAATAAAATTACTTATCTAGCAGCAGACTCACGTTCATAGTAACCACTTGTCTACGTGTTGTGTGCTTTTGGTGGACCTGCATTGCAGGCCCATCAAAAGTAATCGGTGCTTCTCAACCACTCGCCTTAGTGGTCGGTTAAAGGAGGCTGTTCACACTACTTACCGGGCTGTTTACTCCCGAACCTTTAACTCGATGACCGCTTTAATTCCTAGTCACTTCGGTGATTACTTTTGGTGGACCTGGGGGGATTTGCACCCCCGTCCAGAATACATTTCTAGTTGCTTCATACAACCATAGGTTCACATTATACATTAAATTATTTAGAATGTCAAGTGGTCAGGATACGGCACCATAAACTCTTGTGGTATCATTATTAACCCAAGTGACAGACTTTCCATTTAGTGCAACTGCTTTGCCACCAGCAGCGCCAATTATAGAAACAGTCGAGGCGTTGTAACCTGCCGGCATGTCTCCTCCTTTTGCACCCCATCCGCCGCCTCCTCCAGCACAAGAAGGATAAGTGCCTATCTTAGCTCCGGTCAACGCAGGATTGTTTGATGATCCTCCATTAGAACCAAAACCACATTCAGGTGTTCCTCCTCCAGCACCACCATCACCTGGAAAAATTCGGCCTCCACCACCGCCTGATGATGTTCTCGGTGTAATACCCATATTTGTTATGATGAATGTCGTACCACCACCTCCACCACCAGCGCCACCTCCGTAGGCAACGTTACCAGAACCACCTTTGCCGCCATTAGCACCTTTTGATCCTGGTGCACCGCCGACTGCACCAACAGTACCAGTTGCAGCTACTGTTGAAGGTCCTCCGTTACCGCCTCCGGCACCACCGCCACCACTAATACCTGCACCGGCACCGCCGCCACCGCCACCTCCAATATACGCATTTGAATATGTATTATCTATTGTTGTATTGAATAATATACTTATTGCTGGGCCACCAACCTTAGCCGGCACCAAACCAGTGGGGTTAATATAACCACCACCTTGGCCACCTTTACCCATAATGAAACCTTTATTAATGATTGTAACTGTATCACCCGTTGTCCAACCACTCACCTCTAATGCCGGTTTTGAAGTATCGTCTGAATAAACATATACGCCGATAGGTATAGTTAAGACTGCGTTTGTATTACCTGGAACATAATTAGAAACTTTTGAGGGGTTGAATACATAATTCAACAAATTCACACCACTAGCTGGGGGAGAAGATACTGTACCTTGTACAACTCTAGATTTACCACGTAGTTGTGACATACTGATACCATCATTTGGATTGCCTTCAAGACCCTTAATATCAGCAGCATTCAAGTTAACTGATAAAGATGAACCTCTATTGAATTCTTTATTCAAATCACTGAATTTAATTTCACCTGTTGGTAATGGCATTAAACACCCCACCAGATGAAGACTGCTCCTGTTGTACCAGCACTGGAAATCATGTTTTGATAATTATATACATCTGATTGAGCACAACCACCACCTGAACCTCCAGCACCATAAACAGTACCTGAGGTACCACGAGTACCAGAATTTTCTGCTCCACCTAAAGTTCCATCAACACCATAACCAACAATCGAAGTTATACTTGTTAAACCAACTGTATTGGTGATTGTAAATCCTTTTGCAGCTTGGCCACCTCTTGTTGTGCCAGAACCTGCATTATATCCTGCTGTGCCAGCACGTGCCACAACTCCGACACTACTACCAACACTACCTGCGGCACCGCCAGTACCTGTTGGTGAATTTATACCTCCGCTGCCGCCTGCTGATGATGCTTTTACTACTCCATTCACAGAAAACGATGTAAGTCCACCTGCGGCACCATTTGAACCTGAACTATACCTTCCGTCTCTGGCACCACCACCGCCACCTCCAGCACCAATTACATAATTGACTGTTTGACCAGGCGTCACAGGAATATTTAATACATACATGGCTGTACTTGATCCACCGCCACCGCCGCCAGTATAATAACCACTATTAAAAGTTCGACCTGAACCACCACCGCCACCGCCACCGCCACCAATTACGAGCACATTAATAGATGTGCCACTGGTTATTGGTAATGTGTATGAAGTGCCAGAAGTTAAAATACCACTGTTACCTCCAATGATTTTTTGTTTACCTCGATACGCATTTAAGTCTAGAGTACCAGATGCTGGTACTCCAGAAACAAGTGGATTGACAAATGCACCACCTCTATAATATTCATCAAAACTTATAGGTGCGGTTCCACCAAATTCATTTTGTAAGTCTAGTAGAGATATTGGACCTGTTGCAGGAGTTGTCATTTTTGTTCTTTGTAAAATTGTATTGCTTTTACTAGACCATCTATGTGGTCTTCCGTTTTTTCAATAAACAATCCAGGCGGTTCATTATCAATTGCCATGATAGTAACTAATTGGTGAATAGGTGTACCAACCAATTCTTCATACATCAAAGCGTATGCTGTTTCTTGCCAAAAATAATCTAAAATATCGTCACGTTGTTTGATTCTTTTTGATGTTTTAAAGTCAATGACTGATAGAACACCATCAAACTCAGCAATACAGTCAACACGACCAGCCAACCCTAATTGTTCAGACCACAAGGCCTGTTCCTGATAATGTATATTGTCAATTCTGTCCAGATATGGTACCAAAGCAACAAACATTTCTTTAGCATCTGGCATAATATCGCCAAGTTTATCATTATTTAGGTACCGTTCACATAATGTATGAACGTTTGTACCTCTTGATGATGCCTGTCTGGAGATTTTGTTGGCTGCTTCTTCACCAACTCGTTTGCGCCAAGCCATGATTGATGCTTTCTTTTGAGCACCAATGACTGTGGTTACAGAAGGTAACCTTGAACCAGCTGGCGTTACATAATATCGTTTGCCGTCTGGAAATGTTTGTGATGTTAAGTCTGGTAATTTTATAGGAGGACAATAATTGAACATAATATTTTCATAATTTTATTTTGGATACTTATCTTTGATTCGTTTGATTGATGCTTTCCACACATCATAACCACCATGATACAATGTATCCAACTGTTTGTCAATAGGCGGATACTCTAATTTTCTTTTATCTGCATATGTCAATACAGGTTGGTTTTTATTATCTTGTTCTTTCAAAATTTCTTTTGCTTGAGCATCAGTAATTCGTATAAAATTGCTTGGAATAATGTCATCTTGTGAACCATCAAGTTCATAAGCATAAATGTTGTTATCTAAATCTTTATAGTGTTTCATGTTTTATCCTTAACGAAGTTCCCACCAAGCCCAAACTGATGGACTTCCAACTTGAGTAGTCGCAGAATATGTTGCTCCAGCAGGAATAATAAAAGAATGGGAACTAATCATTGCGGGTTGTGATGCTGAAGTTTCACCAAATCCACCAACAATCGTACCATTTATTCTAAAATATACATAACTATTATTTTGAGATGGAACTGATATGGTGATGAGAACCATAATTGGTCTACCTGTGCTATTTGTATATGTGGTACCAAGGGATCTAGAAACCGACTGCCAAGTTTGACTATAACCAACAACACCAAGACCAGCACTTGTTGCCGCAGTTGCTTGCGTTGTCCCATCAGGAAAAGTTATTCCTGTGTTTACCATCTTTGTTGCCATTTAGAATTTCTCCGTATAAAAGACTTTATAAGGTATTTATTCGTCAAATTCCTAACTTATCACAGGCCACAATAAATGACTTAACCAAAGAAGAACGAACAATATCGTCAGGTGTAAATGTAATCTCAGTGAATTCTGTCATATGTCTTGCAACATTCAGAAATTCTTTTAAACCAGAAACATCATTCTTAGATTTAATCAGGTCATTTTGTTTCAAATCACCAATAAAAATAATCTTTGAACGATGACCAACACGTGAGATAACAGAGGATAGTTCATGGAAAGTCATTGACTGAGATTCATCTACCAAAATGATAGCATCATCAATAGAAATGCCACGAATCGCTGTGGTAGAAATGAACCTAGCATGACCTTGTTCCTTTAATCTATCCCATGCATCTGGTCTACCAAACAAAGTTTCACAGATTTCTTTGTATGGTGTTTCATATATCTCCATCTTCTCATCCAAAGAACCAGGAACGAAACCTTGGTCACGGACTTGTACCGCTGAACGAACTACAACGACTTGTTTAAATGGGTTGGTTTTATCTAGAACTTCTTCTAGTCCACGATACATTGCTAAGAATGTCTTACCTACGCCTGGTGATCCAAATAGGCCAATAAAGTAATCACCTGTTTTATATGCGTCAAAAAACTTTTGTTGATTGTTTGTCAGAGCATCAAAAGTTTTTAAGTGGTCTAATTTTATTTTTAATGAGTTAGAAACTGATGGTTGGTGTCTAGTTACTTGTTCTTCATTTTCTATTACTTCAGCTCTAGAACGAGCTGGCATTTTTTTGGTTACCATCAATACCCCTGTTAATTTTATACTTGCAAAAGAACTGCTTGCCTTTTAGTTTTCTTTTGCTCTTGTTTCTTATTAAACATTCGCTTTTTTGGAGTTTGTTTCACGGAGGTCTTTTGCTCATCGTCACCTCTCTTTGGAAGAAATAATGCGGGGATTTGTTTTACCATTCTCTAGGCCTCTTTGTCTTGTGGCCAGCAAGTGTGTTGCCTGGAACGGTTTCTTTGATACGTTGAATGACGCCAGTTTCAAAGGCTGCATGAGGTTGTGCAAGACCTGGAACTGACATTCGTTGACCGTCACCTAGACCTGGAATACCATCAGGTGTAAAGTATCGTTCTAGGTGGGGATTGTTTTCTTTAAACTCATCATACTCTGCAAGGCGCATTGTATGTTCTTCAATTTCACCAGTGTTCTTATTCAAAAATGTATAAATCATGCGGTTTGAAACCAGTTAGGTACTGGTCGTGAGTTAAATTTTCCTTGCCAAGAAGCAAGGTGCGTCTTATTATTTATATAGTAATTACGATATGACGCAATAGAATCACCGGCAATCTTTACATCATCAGGCATTGCTGGTGTAGGTTCCGTGAAGCCAACACCTTTGGGAATATGGGTTGGTGGTGTATACAGTGCATCAATCAACTTCTCACATGCATGATTTTTACCATAACGATAGGTGTATTCTTTCATCAATGCAATGAACATTTTATACAGCCATTCATAATTTTCATATGATTGTCTTACCCAAATAGCAGAAGGATGATTAATATGAGTAGCGGAATACAAACTGGTATCCCTAACATCACCAAGAGTATAGGTTTGTCTTTTTCGTCCTGAATCTGATAGACTAATACTAAGAGTACCATCAAGGACACGATGAGCGGTAGATAGTAGTTGAGCATATTCAAGAATCATCTTAATGCAATGTTTATCATTGTGCATTTCTGCACATACTTTTTGGTCATGGTGTAGATAAAAGATATTCATAATTTAATTTTCACTCGTTCAACATCAACAAAATCTTGGCGCAATTGTCTGCCACCATAATTATCATGTTCAAATACAGCAACCTGTAATCCAACTTTCACAATTTCATCTTTATCATTCACATATTCAGCCACACGAAAATCATATGACAATGGTTTTGCCATCATTACCGATGATTGTGGAACTTTAATTTCAAAAGGACCAGTACCATTATATATTGGATTTTGTGTATTAAAAGTTGTAGTTACGGTTTGTACAGTTAAACACTCAACTGATAAATTACTCATGTCAACATCCTAATCAAACCAATAGAATCAATAGTGGTTAACAAGATATAGTTGGCCAACATACCAAATGATTTCCTAGTATATGCAGCCCAAGCATACATGGCACAACCAGCAATCCACACAGGATACAAAGCCAAAAGAGGAGGATTTGGTACGGTGACTGCCATGGTAATTGAGCAGCCAATACTAACAGCCCAAGCCAACAACTCAACAATAAACCGTAAGCGATTAGAACGCCAGTCATCTTTAATCCAACCAAAAATACCAAAAAACAAATTATTCATTGTTTGTATTATTCGCCAAATTTAGGCACTTCAAACTCACCAGTCTTTTTGTTTGTTTTCAAAGTAACAACAGGAACTTCAGGTTCTTTTTTCTTGTCTGATTTAGGGAAACGTTTTGCAATATCTTCTGCTGATACTGTTTGCATAACGAATTGTTTGAATTCACTGTATTCATTAGTAACACGCATAGCCATCTTTGAATTCATGCCTGCACCATCACTAAAGAAAATTGCACAACCACCTGAGGCCAACGGTGCAATCTCAACAATCTGCTCCAAATTAATAATAACTGGACAACCTTTTTCAACTGAATTAACTTCAACAAATAAACTCATAGTGACTCCTTATTTTCTATCACAATCTTCCACACGAATCAAATAAACTGTTTTCTCTGCGTGTGGACGTACAAAGAAACATTCACCTTTAATAGACCAAACCAAATGGTTTTGAATACCATCTTTAAACTCTTTCAACTCTTGTGCTTCTTGCTTTGCATAGAACGCCATAACAAGAAAGAAACATGCCATAAATGCGAGGTAACTAATCATATACCAGAAGTTATCTTTTAACCAAGTCAAAACGTTTTTCATATCATTCCTAATTGTAAAAGTAGATTATACACTGCGGTGCCAATAAAGGCAACCATACCTATAAAAAATGCCAGTTTGACGGATTCTTCCTGATAATATTCAACCTCATTTTTAATCATGTCCCGTTGCGCCAGGATCATCGGTGGTGCCTCACGTTCACCACCAAGCATATAGACAGTTTTTTCGGATTCCTTCAACCTACGCAAGGCTGACATGTAATGTATAAAACTTATCATTTTTCTTCACTCCATCTGAACCCACAATCATCACAATGATGACGATATTCACCACCACCTGTTAGATTACCAAATTCATTTTCAAATGCTTTATATTCTTTTGTTGCAAAAGGATGTTCACAAGACATTTGATTGTTTACTTCTCTGGTTGCCAATTTGCGGCGTTCAATATCAATCCACTCTTTTACGGATCGAATATCTTTTTGTTTGGTGTGTAGGTCAATCAATAATTGCCTTTGTTCCTCAGGCAAATCAAAAAAATCTTTAACATTCATCAGCAAGTCACCTTCCATGGTGGTTCTGGATAATTTGGTAAATTTGTCATTGGTGCTGGTCCAAATGTTGCAGGTCGTGTTGCAAATTTATGAACCAATTCACGCAAATATTCATTTTCTTTGCGTAACATATCACGTTCTGTTTTAAGTTCTGCGATAGCAACATTTAACTCTTGTAAAGCAGACATAATTTCTTCATTCATAATCAATCCCACAATGCTTGATAATATTTACCGAACAAACGCAAACCATTGTTGATATGTTCTTGATGCTTGTTGCGATTTTCCCAATCTATCTCATATGTATGATTAGGTCCATGACGCATTTCAGTGAACGTGTTTTCACCTTTAGGCACTTCATTACCTTCTGCATCAACAGGCACAAATTTATAATCAGCAACACCAGAAGTATATTGTTGTTCCCAATCATAAGTTGGTTGCAGTTGTTCAAAAGTCCAAATCAATTCATTCATGACCCAATCCCAACGCTTAAAGTGATTGGCGTCCGTGTCCCATTCACTTTCTTTTGGTGGTGCTGATGTAGATTTCAATTCTTCCGGCACATCTTCATCGTCAACATTTGGTGCGCCGTGTTTGGTGGCTTGCAGTTGCTTCAACAAAGGTAGAATAATTGGTGACAAGGTACTATCCATGTTCCATGAATCCCATTTGTCAATCTTCACATAACGAATTTCTGGATGAATAAAATTCAGAAACTTCATCCATGCTGTTGACAATGGCATCAAACGTTCGGACCATTTTTCAATCAATGGTTCATCATAGTCAATCTCACGCCAAAAGATAATTTTCTCCAAAATTGTATATGGAGAAACCCAGTGGTTACGATAATTAGAAAAATAAACTTTCATTAAACTACTTTCAATTTTTCTTGAATTGTATATTGTTCTATCATGTAAGGTGAAATGTCACCTAACACACTTCTAGCCAAATCACCTGGCCGTCTTGGTAAAATATTTACCTTAAAGTCACAGTTGTTAACTTGTTTGAAGAAATCAACTATCTGTAATACGGAATATCCAGAACCTGTGGCCAAGTTTTGAATTGTACCATTGGATGGAAATTCAATAGCAGATTTAATTGCTGTACAAACTTCGGTTACATGTACATAGTCACGCAAAGCACTACCATCATATGTATCATAGTCATCACCATATACATTAAACTCACCTGTTTTCATAGCTTTCATTAGATTGTACATCAAACCATCCATGTTGGTTGGATCATGGTCAATAGAACCAATAACATTATAGAATCGGAATATTGTACAATCTTTATTGTTCAGATGGCAATACTGACGTACCATATCTTCGGTTACCCGTTTAGACACGGCATATGGACTGGTGGGATTCTCAGCAGCACCTGTAGATGCAAAGATGAAATGTTTGTAATCAACATTCTCCAACATCTTCAATGTACCTGCAACATTGGTTTCATAGTAACGCATTGGATATTTTACAGAATCGCCAACATTTACCAACCCAGCCAAATGTACCACAGTATCAAATTCACCTTCAACATATTTACCTTCCAAAATATCTTGGTGAATGAACTTATCTGCTCTTTGTGGTTTGAATACACGATCCAAACCTACAGTGTAATAGTTTGGCAAAACATCCAGTAGATGCCTGCCGATATAACCAGAACTACCCGTTATTAGAATCTTTTTCATTTGTGTACTCAACTTTGTTAATGAATTTCTTTTTATCTTCATCAGACCATGATTTCAAATAATCATTATCTTTATCAAACAATTCCAAATAGTCTTTGTCTGACAATTCACGGGTAGAAACAATCACTTCATCCATGTGGTGTTGTGAAAACTCTTGGAAATCTTCATTGCCGACTTCCATAACAAATTCGTCCGTTGCATGACCTTCTTCACGAGCTTCAATCACATAACGCATACGAAACATTGATACAGTTTCAACCAGATACAGTTTCTTTTCCATCTTCTTGCACTCCAAAAGTTTCATTAATTTCATACAAACACACATTAGCCAACTCAGAGGCTGGCCATTTGTGCTGACTGGCATATTTTCTATTCTGAGCAATGATATTCATACATTCTTCAGCGACCATCTTGGAGAATTTTTCAAAATTGAATCCAGTTTCACCACAGTCACAAATAGTTCGACCTTCGCATTGGTCGGCAAGTTCTTTAATTCGTTCGTTCATTGTCGTTCTCTGAATAGTGGCATACTGTCAGTCATGTGTCTAATATACACCAGGTCAGGAAAAGAATCAAGCGTTCCTTTGTGGCTTTTAATTTGAATTTTATGTTCAACCAAGTCTTGGACAATAGTCTCAAGTCCATAGAAAAACATTTCTGTAGCGCCTTGTTCTAACTGTTTATCAAAGTGTTCTTTCATTCTTCGACTCCAAATATTTCCTAATATCAATCAACAAATCTCTTACCTTGGTGTGTTCCATCAATTCAGGATTGAATAGGCCACCCATAAACAAGTATTCGGTGATTCGGTCAGATAATTTTTTTGCTTGTTCGTTCATTTGTCTAAAAAGCTATAGTTGTTGACAGTACGGTATTGTTTCTTATTACAGATAAGACAGAATCGTTGTTGGCGTTCATCACCACCATATCCTCTACAATCTTCGGTACTAGACCATTTACCATAGAAGTGAGTAAATGGCAGAATATGTATAATCTTCAATAGTATGTTCATGTCATACCTCCACAAATTTCAATTTAAACCTATCTGCACGGTCTTCGTATGCATCATAACCACGTGGGTTGCAAACGATTCGTGTAGAACCAATCATGTAGTCAAAATCTTCATGTGTATGACCATGAGTCCACAATTTGATTTGTGGATGATCCATGATGAATTCACTCAAATCGGAACTATAACCACCATTCATAATCACTTCTTTCACATAACGTGGATGTGTTGAAGCTTTAGATGGTGCATGATGGCCAACAACCACAAACTTTTGGTCAAATTTACCTTCAATCATCAGGCGAATATACTGCATCATTTTTTTGTGGTCTTCAACTGCATCTTCTGGTGTGAAACGACCTTTACGTTCATGTGAATTTCTATCTTCATCACGCCAGTATGTCACACGAGCACCGTTCTCAACACAACGAAAATCATTCATCATGTCTTTCATGTGAAGCAAAGTGATTGTATCTTCCTTGTTCATATCAGTCCACAATGTACCACCAATGAATGTTACATCATCAACAACAAATATTTGTTTATCTAAGATATGAAGATTGTCCAAATAACCAAGCCTATCACGGAGATTTGTAATAGTGTCATTATAATCACCGTGATAATGTTCATGGTTCCCCATAATATAAACAACATGAGGAAATCTATCACAGCATTCTTGAAAAAATTGGTGAATCTTTGCATTACGGTCAAAACGGTCCATGACGCCATAATCATCCTTTACTCTAACATCTTTAGCAACACAGATATCACCACCAAGAATCAACACATCGGCATTCTCGGTGTTTTCTAAGCTGATTGGACCAAACTCAAGGTGAATATCTGAACAAACTGCAATCTTCATTTTTTTCTTTCAATAAACCTAATTTTATATGGTTGGCAGACCTTTTGATTTTCAATCAACCTTACTGTTTGACAATCCATACCTGTATTATAACTCAATACATGGTCAGTTGGTGTTTTATCGGTTGCAACATAAACACCAGCACTTATTACAGTAGAAGCTGCAGCACAACCAGACAAAAGAAACAAAACAATAAGATAACGCATCAATGCAATGGTCTATCCATACCCTTAATTATACTCTCTTTTATCGCTGGAAGCAAGCGGAGAATAACATCTTCACATTGGGTTTGTTGTGATAATGCAACCATTCTTGCCATAATGATTGCCGCCAATTCAGGGTATGAAACAGATGAATAATTTAATATTACCTTCATTAAGAAGTCATCAAAATCTTCACCGAGTGTAATAATTTCTTGTTCTGTCATTTTTTGTCCTGAACTGGATCCATTCTAGGTTCAAATTCTTCTTGTGTTTGTCTCAGTTGATAGTCACCATCTTTTGCTGCAAATGTTGAAATATTAATAATGAAATTCAATGGAAAGAAAATGATTGCTAACATTAAAACTAAAACAATACCCATCACAAAAATAAATTTTGCAAAAAGTATCATAGAAACTTCTAACATAAAATTCCAAAAACCATTAAAGAATCCAGAATCACCAGGTTTTATTTGTTTTACTTTATGAAATGGTCGAATCAATTGAATTAATTTTTGTTCAAATTCAAGATTCTGTTCGATAAGAATATTCATCAATCCACGATACAATTCAATAATCATCATATTTTTACTCTTTGTTTAGTGTTTTCTAAAATTGCTCTTTCTTCCTGCACTCTATCTAGCCACAAGTTTTCGCATTGTGTTCTGGTGTAATCTGCCAAATTGATACAATCTTCCATGAACATATTACGAGCATCTTTAGGTTCAGACATTACTTCTTCGTCTGGTTTTACCTGATTGATAACTTCTTCTTTCTTATCAATCACAACCTCTGGTTTCTTTTCAACAACAGGTTCAGGTGATTTGTGGTTGGCCAAGACAAAGAAACAACTGAATGCCAATGCACCAAACATGATGTATTTCCAATACAACATCAAAATTGTACCGAGAATAAAAACAAAAAACATCACCAGTATCATTGTTTCCAATGTACGTTGAGAGAAACCTAATCCGTTAATGATATCGGAATACATGAGTTCACCTTACTTATATGGGTCACAATGCACGTTTACAGGAACCAATACGACACCTTTGCCTGTTTTCTGAGACAAATACTCAACAGTAGGTTTCATTTTTGAGTTGACACAATCACGGGAACCTTCAATCACTTCTGAACGAGACAGAGCAATAGGTCCAGTGTATTTGCCAATCTTTGCATCTTCAACTGGAACAATAACAGGCGCTGCAGCAACGGGTGCAGGTGCAGGTTTCTCAACTTCAATCACGGCTGGTTTGCTTGCACAACCAACAACCAACAACAATGGCAAAGCCAACAAAAACTTATTCATCACAAACCTCATCATATAAAAAATAATTAAGAATTTTTTTGATTAATACGGAATTTATCAATCAATTCTTTCGCCTCAGACACATCATCTACTTCATCAAGTAAATCATATTCTTGTTTAAGTAATTCGGCTTTTGCAATCCGAATCAATCCCAGTGCATAATCAATGTCATCATTATCTGCTTGGTCTAGCCAGTGTTCAAATGAACCATCATCACTATGAAGGATGAAGTGCAAATTATCACGGTCCCAATCATTCATTGAATTTTGCCTTGATATCATTGTCTTTGAACAAAATACCACATAGACCGGTTATACCCATTGCTGTAACAAAACCAATTTCATTGATACCATTGATGGCAGGCATGAGGAACGTATTCCAACACAACATAACAATCAATGAATTCAAACAAAGAATGAATATAACAACCGATACTTGCATCCAAAATTTAGACCAGTTCATGTTTATGCTTCAGTAGTTTCTTGTGCAGCGGTGAATGAACCATCAGAAGATTGTGGTTGCATACCATCAGGAGATTTAACCTTTGCACCGACATAACGACCGTTGGCATCAAACTCGGTGTAATTAACCAGTTGATATGCCTGCACGTTGCGGCCATTCTTAATAACTTTCACAATACCACCATCTTTACGAATGTTGTAAATGTTAGTGGACAACCGATACAAAACTGCTTCTTGGTCGGTGCCTTTGAAACATGCCTTGATTTCATCAGGCGTTACGGGTTTGCCTGATAGCAATGTAACGGTGATTTTTTCATGACGATTTTGTTTACCTGTACGAACTGTGTTCATTTTAATTTCCTTTTCAAATTAGACATAATGTTTCCAACAGTTTAATTATAACACAAAGATGGTATGTTGGCAACCATCCATGTGTTGTTTTTTAACATCAGAATGGGATTTCTTCCGTTGTATCGGGTACTGGTGTGGACGGAGTTTCTGGAGGTGTAACCTTAACGTCTACTTTAGTATACAAATCCATGAATGCCAACTTGGTTTCGGTGTCAAATCGACTGACACACAGCTCAATTGCCTTCATGCGATCCTTGAAGATTCCGAACGCTTTGGCAATGTGAACCAAACGGCGTGTGGAAATAATCTCATCAACAGCACCTTGCTCAAACGATTGGCGTACAATATCTGCCCATTGTGATAATTTGTCCACAAAATCTTGGTCATCAATCAATGGTTTCAGAATTTTCTTTTCTGTTCTCATGTCAGGATATTCCTGTTCAACAGTAATTGGGAAACGTTCCAAGAACGCATCATCAAGAATCTGTGACAAGTAACGACCTTCTTCACTACCACGACCTTTGGTGTTTGCAGTAGCAACCACATTGAAGCCGTCAGCAGGATAAACCATTTCACCATTCTTTTTGTTGTAGTAAGGTTTGCCTTCTAAGATACCTTGCAAACACATCAACTTATTAGAACCACGGTCAACTTCGTCAATCAATAGAATGGCACCACGTTTCATTGCTGTAATAACAGGACCGTCACGATTGACAACGTTGCCATTGACAAGTGTAGGACCGCCAAGCAAATCGGATTCATCAGTTTCAATCGAGATATTAACTCGGATACATTCACGTTGGAGGGACGCACACACCTGTTCCACCATAAGAGTCTTTCCGTTACCAGAAAGACCTGTGACAAAAACAGGATAAAACATATTAGACTTAACAATATTAGTAAGGTCTTTGTAAAAACCAAAAGGAACATAATCTTTATACTTTACAGGAATTGATACATCAGAATCATCAATCAATTTAGGTTGTTTGAATGCTAATACCTGTGCCAATGCCATTTCAGCTTCAGGTTCTTCTACGTTTGCTTTGCGTGTTGGCTTGGTGCCAATATCAGGCAATTTGTATTGACCACGGTCTTGGCGATATTCTGCTTTGGTAATCAACCAATATGGAAATGCCAAATTGTTTTCTTCAACAACTCTTTGAATCTGGTCACGATTCAAGGTTGCACCAATACCAAATGTAACCTCTGCTGCTTTGACAAAGGATGTTTGGTTCTTGTTCAAACTCATAATAAACTCCAATTTTACTGTTTAGGTAGTGATTGTAACACAACCATGGTAAATGGCAATACTACATTGATAACATACAACACGGTAATTACCGGAATCATTCTTGTTCTCCTACTAATCCGTTGCTGTGTCTGTCCCGTTGTTCCTCCACGTCCTGGAAAAGACGTTTTTCTTGTTGTGTAGGTTCATTAAAGAACTTACGTGGATTACCACACATTACACAATTAGAATCACCACACGTAGTTGCATGTATTTTTGCTAGTCTATGAGATGGTCCTGTTGGAAATCCGTGTGCTTTGGCAATCTTAACTTGCTTGGCTACGGCACATTCATCTTTTAACATACGCTTGCTGCGTTTGACTTTATCTTCTTCTGTGCTCATGTTTAATCCTTTAAATCACACAACAATAGAACGCCGAGAAATACTAACCATCCCGCACCTTCTATGTTGTTTTCATAACCCCAAAAAGCCATCGCAATACAGCCAAGGCCTCCAATAACTTTGGCTATATTGTTCATATTACTTTGGCATCATCAATGCGTTGAAGTTTGATGGCACCACGATAGTTTGCACTTGACCGTTCTTGATACCCTCTGAAATATTCAACATAGCCTGTGCTTGCATGAAGGCAATAGAACTACCTGAATTATTCGCCAATGCAGCCATACGGCGTGATTCAGCCTCAGCAGTTTTAACTTCAACTTCTTTCTGTTTCAATTCGTTCTTGGCACGTACCAATGCGTTCGCACTTTCAACAACAGAATCAGCAGGAACAACGCTACGAACCATCACTTGACTGATAATGATACTACCGTCCAGTTTTTCTTCTGCAAGATTTCGCATGATTTCTTCTTTAATCAAGTTCTCCATCTCAGTGCGATTATCTGCCATGTCTAAGGCTTCATACTTACGTGCTGCCTTGTAAATAGCATTACGAGCATTTTGCACAACGTAGTTATACATCACATAAGTGTCTCCACGATTCTCTGCGTGAAAGGCTTTGTTCTTGGTTGCATACAATTCCGATACCGTTGATGGGTTGATATTGTAAACAACCACAGCATCCAAATCTTTCATTGTTGAATTATCTTTGGCAACTGGTGTCATATTTTCTAATACAACATTCACATCCTTTGTTGGGAATGTAAGTACATCACCAATGATAGTTTGATGAAATCCTGTACCAGGCAAAAGTTCACCTGGTTGCACTTGTTTGTATCCATCAACACGCACACCTACCTCGCCAGTTTCAATACGTGTACAACCTGTAGCAAGAACAACAGCAGCGAGAATAGACAGAGTAAAAATACGTTTCATTTTGTTTCCTTAAAATAACACAACAATCAACATCAACAGCACGATTGCTGCAAATGCACACAACAAACTATAACCAACCAATTTGGCCAA